CCGGTATAACCGAAGAACAGATGAAAAAGGCTATCAACGAAGTTGAAAAAGAGTTGAAACAAGCCGAACGCGCCGCCGATAAAACATCCAAATCATTCAAAGAAAAGTTTTCCAATATGTCCAAATCGGCTTCAATGGCCGGTGTAGCGATTGCCGGCGCTGGTTATGCAATGTTGGAATTTGGCCAAAGAATCGCCGATGCTACCAATGATTTGGTGGACACATCCACGAAAACCGGAATTGCCGCCGAAACATTGCAAGGTTTGAAAATCGCCGCCGAAGGAAGTGGATTGGCGTTCGAACAATTTATTGGCCCCCTCCAAAGACTTCAATTTTTGATGGTAGAGGCAAATAATAAAAATAAAACTGCTACAAAATTGTTTCGCGATATGGGTGTGGAAGTTAATGAAACAAGTGGTGAATTACGATCAGCCGATGATGTTTTTCGCGATATGATGAAATCACTTGGTGAAATGGATAGTGACTTGGAAAGAAACGCTTTTTTGATGAAAACTTTTGGAAAACAGGGCGCAATGTTTGCACAATCCGGTGTGGTTGGCGCTTTGGATGAATTTGTTTCACTGGGACGAGAATTTGGATTGGACGTTGGCCCTGAAGCAGTAAGACAAGCCGCCAATTTTCAACGCGCCATGGCTGATATGAGTGCAGTTGGAACCGGCGCCATGCAAGATATATTATTGACCATAACCGGAACAAATGGACTAACATCCGCAATTGATTATTTAACAGAAGGAATTATATATTTTGAAGCCACATTCAAAACTGTTTTTGCCGCCATATCAATTCCGGTCACAATTTTACAGGGTGAAATTTATACTTTATTAACCATGATGACCGATGGTGTCCAAGCCGGAAAAGCGGCATGGGCGGCTACGGCAGATCTTTTCAAAGAAGATGTAAACACATTAAAAAATTCCTTTTCGGAAGCTGAGGAGAAAATAACCGCTCTACGTGTGGCACGTGTCAAAATAAGAGAACAACAAGATGATAACGCAACAAACGAAAGTAAAAATAACCAAACCAGCAGAAAAGAGCTTAATATAAAAATCGAACAATTGGAAAAAATAATTGAATTACAAAAAGATGATTTGGATGTACTTGGAAATATATTTGAAGCTCAGGGGAAATTATTAGATATATCGGTGGAATTGTACAAAGGCGAATTGTCTGATGAGGATAAACTAAGAAAAGCACACGAAGATCGCTTGGAAAAAATCAAAGAAATCCAATATGCACAACAACAAGCATATCAACAACGAACCACGGATTTGGAAAAAGCGTTGAATGAAGGCCAAATATCTGAGGAAGATTACATGGCGCGCCGAATCGAAATGCGCGATGAAATTTTGGAAATGTACGAACAAGGGAATCAAGCGCGATATTTCAGTGAACAGAAATTACAACAAGATTTGGTGGATTTGGAAAAAGCCGCAATCGATGAAATCATTGAAGAACGTAAAGCAATGAATCAACAATTGATCGATGAATCGATGAATTTGGTGAATGGAATATCATCGGCATTTTTACAAATTCAAGATAACGCGACTCAACAATATATCCGAAATCGCGATGAAGCCATTGAAAACATCGAAAAAATGGAAAAATCCGGTGTTATAAGCGCTGAAGAATCAGCACGACAACGAACAGACATTGAAAACGCATATCAACAAACCATTGAAAAACAGATGATGAAATCTTTTAGAATGAAACAATCGGCGGCGGTGGCTGGAATATTGATTGATATGGCACAAGCAACGGCGCGCGCAATGGCTGATTATCCTTTTCCGGCTTCGGTTGGAATCGCGGCGTTGGCGGCTGGAAAAGCTGGATTGGAATTGGCGGCGGTACAATCACAACCACCACCAAAATTCGATGTCGGTGGTATGGTTGGACAATCCGATCCATTGGCACCAGATCAAACCCAAGCGCAATTATTGACCGGTGAAGCCGTTTTGGATCGTGCAACCGTTCAAAGACTTGGTGGTGAACAGGGTTTGAGAGATCTACAAAACATGCCACAACAAAAAGTGGTAGTCATACAACCATTCAAACATTTTGATCGTTTCTTATCGGCCGGCGAAAAACGTGGAAGATTTGGAACGGCGCGCGCGTCCGGAAGGTATTAAATTATGGCTTTGAAAACACAAGAACATTTTCGTGGATTTTTGGTTCCTTCACCATTTAATGTTGAATCAATAGATTACACATCCACAACCGCAACACAATCCGGTTCTCGTTGTGGAAGTCCACAAAATTTAACTCAAAACGATATGTCATTATCATCGTTTGGTGATCAAGATGATATCCAAGATATAACCATCGAAACAATCAAAGGTGGAACACCGGGAAATGTAGATAATCCAGCGATGTTCAAGTTTTTTGAAACCGGCGAATCAACATATTATGGTCAATTTGGACGAAATGCGGTATCTGGTTTTGAAATGATAGCGGCGGAAACAACACAACAATATAATTATCCATATTTCCAACCATTATCGAATGGCGACAAACTTGTAGCTTATCAAAGATATACAACCGGAAATAACAAATATGTATTGGTGGATAAATGTTTGAACACCGATACATCATCCACGTGGACAAACAAATTGACATTGGAAGTTCAAAACACATCATCAATGAATATATTTCCATCCATGTGTATGATGGATGATAATTCGATTTTGTTGGCCTTCATTCAAGTGGACGATTCAACAAATTACGCGAATATATCCATATATCGATCAACAAATGATGGTGACACGTGGACATTGGTGAACACCGGATGTTTGGATGTAAAGATAAACATATTGGAACAAATTCCACAACGAATTCGAATGGCTTATTCACGCGGTCAAACCATTTTAATTTTAGAACATTATTGGTATTCATCTTTGGAAACACACCGAAATCGTATCATCCAATATTTATCTGTGAACGGTGGAATGACATTTTCAAAAGTGGATGAATCAATCGCCGGTGATGGTTATATATATCGAATTGATCTTTATACGGACACAAATGGCGATTTCATTTTTACTTGGATCCGCAATCCAGATTATATATCGATCTTATCATTTTCCGATGGTGGATCTTCCATCGTTGATCAAATAGTTGGAAATGATTATGTTGACATTGTGGATTTTTCCGGCGCTGGTTCATCGGCATTATCAACATCCACGGAATCCGGAAATTTATTGAATGATGGTGAATGTACTTCTTATGAATTGCCAAATGGCGAAAAACATTTGGTGTTTCGATTGATATCATTCATTTCACCATCCAATTATTTTTCAACAAATTTTTATTATTCTATCGATGGCGAATTGGATGGTTTCCAGCCGGCGATCAATCAAAATTTGGTAGATCATAAAGATACAATTACACGTTTAATTGATATACATGCGCGTTATGTTGATGGTCGAAGTGGATTGTTTTCCAGCCATATCGCTTCACCCGGACCAGATGATAATTCGGTTCATGTCATTTGGTATAATCAAATGACGAATGTATCTTTGGAGGTATCGAACGATATTGGTATATACACCAACAAATTCGATCCAAACACATTCCGATATTCATGGTTTCCATTCGACGAACCACAGGCCACCGGAAATTGGACACGAACAACCGCCGGTTCGGTATCTGATACAATACAAGATGGAAGGATGCGCATTTTATGCACGTCATCCGGTGGTCAAATCTATTACACAGATGTGAATCTTGGCGCTACGTCTATCATTCGATTCCGATGTCAACCAACGATTGGTGGAAGCAATACAGACATGCAACGCGGCGTTGAATTGATATATGATGATGGCGCGGATCGATATGTTGTGGAAATTCGTATTGATACCAACGCGATCGATATTTTTGATGTAGCCGCCGCCACATCAATCGGTGATTCAAGTGGACACAATGGTGAACAAATAGAATTTTTGATATCCTTTAGTGGTGATCATATATTGGTTTGGGATAATTACGATGTATATCGAAGTCGAAAAACATGGCGATTGATTTCGGATTCAGCTGTATCATCCACAACATCAACCGGATCGGAAAACACGATTCGATGGGGACATATAACCACATCCACGTCGCAAGTGAACACATATTGGTATGAATTCCATGTTGGAAGCGGGGTAGATGCTTTTGATACCATACAACCATTGATTGGTGTTCCCTATCCATCCACCGGTTTGAAACAATTTGTGAATGGCGGATGTAGTATATCAACCATCGATGGCCCGGCGCGAATAGGAGACCAATATCGAATCAAACGACAATATGATTTCGCTTTGGAACGTGTGATGTTTGACGTGAACACATCGCCGCGCGTAAAGTGGAGATCTACCAACACATCAACACAAGATATTGTTTGGTATACTTATGGAAACGACACCAATCGAGATATAGCAACAAATAACATGGGCGCTATAACACTACTAGGATGTAATTTTCGTGAATTTACATTGTATTATGAAGCTTTTGGAACGTGGACATCAATGGGAACCATCAACATGTCCAATGGATTGGTTTGTGATTTGATCCGGATTGGTTCAACAGTACGATCTACAACATCCGGTGGTGGTTCCTTTTATGCTTTCGAAAATGAATTCGCTGGTTGTATATGTGAATTAACATATCTAACCACAACAAAATATCGTCGTATTATTTCAAATTCATCCGGTGTGATGGGTAGTACAACCGGAAAAACGGCCACATTTGTTTTGGATGGAATCGATGACACCGAACCAACCACCGGAACATTCAAAGTATATTCCAAACAAGTAACAATTACACATTCCGTTTTGTCATCATCACGTTGGAAAATATCATTTCCAACACAAACCATCGTAGATCCATATTTTGAAATTGGCCAAATCATCCACGGTTCCATGTTTATTTTTGCACCGCAATATGGACGTGGAAGATCAATAACCTATGAATCAAACACAGATATCTATCAAACAACAGACAATCAAATCAAAACACGTGTTCGAAGTATTGGACACCGAACCGCGCGGATTTCGTGGACGGATCCAGTAGATCAAACAACATTATTCGAATCATCTTTTGATGGTGATTATTTCAGCACTTTGAACACAGATACACAGACATATTCCATTGCGAATTTTGGCGATATTCCGTATTCGATGATTGGATTGTACACATATTTGGATGGAGCTGGAAAACCAATCGTGTATATTCCATCGATCAAAGCCGGCTTAACATCGAGAACATTGAACAGATATCAAGATTTTATCTATGGTATTACAACATCAAATATATCGATTGATAATGTTCTAGGCGATGAAAATGTTGATGAATGTTATCGTGTATCACAAATTGATATAAGGGAAATCACATGAAATTGGCGCCATCATATATTGAATTGATTGGTTCAGATATTATTTTTTTGATGGAATTGGATTGGAATGGTCAAACATTCAGATTTTCCACAATGCCAATCGAAATCGAAAAAGATGATGGAACCACGATTTCATTTCAAGGCGCCATCGACGATCCAGATTTCCGTTTGGAATCGTCGGTTTTGGGCTTTAATGCTGAATCAAATTCCATTCCGATGGAAGTATATTTTGATAACATCAACGTATCACAACAAAGATTTCAAGGAAATTTATTGGACGAATCACCATGTGAGATATCTTACATTTTGATACGTGAATTTCAACCTGTTCACACGTATGAACAACGAATCATCATGATGAAAGGAAAAGTAACACAACCAATATTTGGACACGTAGATCAGCCGGTTGGATATGTAGCGTTTTCGATTGAAAATGAAACGGACGATCAAATAATCCAGATAGTAGATCCGGAAAAAAAGATATCATATCAAACATTTGTGGATCCACATGATTCGACGGCGATTGGAAAAGTATACCCATTCATCATTGGTTCACCGGGGAATCAAATTCCACAAACAACATCCACCGGTGGAATATTCAACGCCGACATATATTGTACACCGGCATATTTGAACAATGAACAAAATTCGGTTGGTGGTGTTTTTGAATTAATGGTGGCCGGTCATCCGGTTGTAGCTACATCGGTGGAAGTGGTTGATTTCGCACACAACACCGCGTCCATATCCATTTCACAATCGTTTGATCTACTTGGAAATGAAATCAGTGTCATATCCGTTACAACAGCCATCGAAGGGAACCAAAGCACGTCCGAAAATGCTGGGAATCCATATTATTGGATCCGATGGACAAATGGCGGTGGTTTTCCAAATCCGTTCGGTGATGGAGCTTTGGAAAAAGCCGGTGATTTATTGTTGTATCTTTTGATGAAAACCAAAGCCAACATCGATTTTCCTTCCTTCGATTCCATTCGCGAATATCTCAATGTATACAAATTCACTGGATACATCAACACAGATATAACCGTTCAACAGTTCATCCAATCACACATGATTCCATTCCTTCCATTGGAAATTGTGAACGGTCCGAATGGATTGAGGCCAATTATTCCAATGATTTTTCGCAACAATCCATCGTCACTATTTGATTTTCAAGTTGACGATAATTGCCGTTTGATATCACCAATCCAGCCATCCATATCATCGGATGATGTCATCAATGAGATTACATTAAAATATGGATACAGTGGATTTTTTGACAAGTATCTTGGATATTATACGATTAAAGATAGCGAATACACCACGATTTCAAAAAATCGTTTTGGTGTACGAAAACAAGAGATTGAATTGCAATTCATCACAGATTTTTCCACGGTTCAAAGAATCGGCGCGAATATACTTCGTGAACGAGCTTTGGGATATTTCACATTGGATATTCAATCCGATTTCGAATATGGCTATCTCTATTTGGGTGATGTTGTTACATTGACATCTATAATCCACGGTATCAACCGAATAAAATGTCAAATCATCGCAAAGGAATATCAGGACAAACAATGGATGTATACACTGATGATTGAAGATAATCCGATTGTAAACAATAGGACAATACTATGAAAAGACCGCATATTTTGGATATCGTCGAATCGGCTGGTTTCAAGGTTTTCGAAAACGGCGATTATAACTTGAATATCATTGGTGTACGAACGCCATTTGGCGCGGCCGTTCCAAATCGCTTTGATGATTGGTTACATGTCGCATATAAAAAAAACGGACAATGGGAACATCACAAATATCGTATAACAACCGAGCCGGGCAAATATTGGTTGTTGAATGGACGAAAACGCGGAACGGCGGTCATGTGTAGTCCACAACAAGTTCGCGGTGGTTGGCAAATAAAAAAACACCGTGGACAGTATGACGCTTTGTGTCAAGTTCAACCCGTTCGTGTTTGGCGGGATTCCGACCGCGATGAAGTAGCGGAACAATCACAGGTCATTGAAGAAGGGATTTTTGGAATCAACATTCATCGTTCAAATCCATCGCGCGAATCGGTATTTGTGGATAAATGGTCAGCTGGATGTCAAGTTTTCGCTAGTCCTATCGAATTCGATCATTTTATGCTATTATGTAGGAAACAAATCGAATTTCGTGGATGGCCAACATTCACCTATACTCTTATTACTGGAAAATACGATGAAGAATATTAAAATACCATGGCTGGAATTGATACAAATTTTTCAAGATCAAACCAAAAAAATCGTTGAAGATGTCCAAGCGGCGCGAGCTGATGACAAAAAAGTAGACAAAGACGAATTGAAAGATATTGTAGCTGAAAACATCATTGAATTGATCGTTCCAATCACCAAAGCATTCATCGAAAAAAACGGAATCTAAAATGGATATGTCATTGATCGATATATTGTTGCAAAATGGCGCGATGGGATTGTTCGCGGCCTATCTTGTATATAGAGATACAAAAAGCGAAAAACGATTGGATGAAATGAATGGTCGTTTTTTAATGAAAATCGAAGAAATCACACGCTTGAACGCCGCAAATGAGGAACAACAATTATTGAAATTCGAAGTTCGCGAGGAAAAACTAAGAACAAAATATGATGAAGTCGTTGGAAAACTAGATGACGAACGAAAAACCATCACCAATTCCATATCCACCAAAATGGATTCCACCACCGCAAAAATGGAAGGAATAATCGAAAAATTAAGTACTATCACTACAAAATTTGATGATATTTCATCTAGAATATCAGTTCTAGAACAGAAAGTCACACATTTGGATGGTCAAATATCTGGAATCAAATTGATAGTCGAATCAAATAAGAGATAATCCATTTTAATCGGTGTATTCGTCCGGCGCTCATAAGTTTTCGATATAGTTTTGCGGTGTCATGAACGTCTTTGGTTGCGGTGTGGTTTCCTTCCAAAGACCATCCAAAGAATTTCCGAATTGTATCCAAAGATAAAGACATGCCCAAAAAATCAAGATGATAGTGACACAAAACCACCGTATCAATGAATCGATAGTCATATTTCGGTTTTGAAATACCTTGGACGCGCCACAATTCCACAATGAAATCCATATCGAATTTCACATTGTGACCAATGATTGTTTTTCCGGCTATGCGGTTTCGAAGTTCAATGGCCATCGCATTTTGAGATATTGCATTATTCCACAAATCACGGTCATTTTCATATCCATTGATTTTCAATGCGGTGGTATCGGCGCGCTTATACTCAAATTCACATCGTTGTGACCATATATCCACGATTTCATTATTCACATCCAATGTAGCTATACATACTTCAATAATTTGGTGTTTTTCCGGATTCAAACCAGACGTTTCGCAATCGATGACGATTTTTGTATTATTTTTTTGAATCATTATTATCCTCCAGTAGCATCAAAAATAAAATTGCAATTGTTAAGATAACACCACCGATATGGAAAAGCGGTCTAAAATTGGCAACATAGAAATGTATTGTCCACATTGTTTCGATTATAAGTTCATTCATTGTTTTTTCCTTTTTTTGTTTGACGTGTATAGTTTTTTTTGATACTGTACAATATAGTTATACAATAATGTATATCTATTTACATGTCAATACTTTAATATAAAAAGGAGATAAAAATGTTCAAAAATTTAATGGATGAATTGCAAGTCATCAAAAAAATGTCGGTTACATCGATATGTAATCAACTCGGAATTTCAAGACAAACATATTATAATTGGATCGAAGGAAGCCACATCCCAACATTCAAAAACGTAATTGGATTGGCGGAATGTTTTTCGGATGACCTTCCAGAACAACAAAAAATTGCGGAAAAGATTTGGATAGCTATTTTTCACACAATGATCGAGGGAACAAACAATGGAAAATAATAACAACAAAAAATCATTTCATTTCGATTATCTATTGGAACCAAAATCGTGTCCACGTCCACGTGTGACCAAAACAAGTCATTCATATATGCCAAAAGATTATGTTGAATGGAAACGCCAATTCATTCAAGAAACGGCGCTTTTATTGGCTGAATATAAAGATTTCAAAACTATCGATTATCCGGTTACGGTTGGAATTACATTTGTTTTTCCACGTCCTCAACGCATGAAACACCACGAAATCCCATCACAACGATTATTTCACGCTTCAAAACCAGATGTTGACAATTGTATCAAAGCCGTTTTGGATGGTTTGGTGGATGCACAATGTTTACAAGATGATCATTTTGTGGTGTCTGTAACTGGTACAAAATATTATTGTTCAAAAATCGATGAAACAGACTATGAATATTCTCACATATCTGTATCGATATATGAGTGTTAAAAAAAAAGATGGCGCGATCCTAACCCTATAAAATCGCGCCATCTAGGAAAACTAACAACTAACAACTAACAATTAACTAATGTCAAAAAATATACACAGGAGAAACAAATGTATAAAGACAAGATAATTCATTTCTGGATGTATCGCAACCATTATGATCGCGAAGGGATTTCTGTTCGATTGCCACAACACAAAATGGACAAAGATTTTTTGAAATATCGAATTCGTGATGAAAAAAATGGCGCGGCTTTTTGTCCAGCGATCATGAACGGTACAAGATCAAAAAAGAACGTCAAAGAAATCACAATGTTGGTTTTTGATATCGACGATGGAACATCCGTTGGAAAAAA